TGAACAGAGAGTCCTTGAATACCCTGTATTCCTTGATTACCCTGAGTTCCCTGTATGCCTTGTATTCCTTGAACAGAGAGTCCTTGAATACCTTGCACACTTCCTCCTTGAATGCCTTGAACTCCTTGTAATCCTTGTACACCTTGTATTGAAAGTCCTTGAATTCCTTGTACACCCTGTATACCTTGCACACTTCTCCCCTGTACTCCTTGTAACCCCTGTGCACCCTGAACTCCCTGACCACCTGTTAGCCCCTGTATGCTTCTTCCTTGAATTCCTTGTATTCCTTGCGCTCCTTGAGTTCCTGTTGCTCCTTGTATAGAAATACCTTGTATTCCCTGAATACTTCTTCCATCTGTCCCTTGTATCCCTGTACTTCCCTGTATCCCTTGTGCACCTTGTATAAAGGCTCCTTGTATTCCCTGAATTCCTGAATCACCTTGTATCCCCTGAGTACCTTGCACCCCTCTACATAGAGCCTCATCCATCTTCTGAAAGGCGGAGGTAAGAGAATCACATGGTTGTATCCTGGAACAAGGAAGAGGAGGACCAACATATGCCAGATTACCTGATTGCGAAGTGGGATCCTTACAAGGATCTGTTTCTCCACATTCAGAATTTGATGGCAGATAATATGGGGAACGAGGCATTTACTAATCTATAACTTATTGATTTCAAGGTATATACATAATATAATAACAAGCAAGTACAGGAGGAATATTGCTATGAGCAAGTCCCCCACCCGTAGGTACATTGGTTACAGAAACTGATAGTGAGGCACTATTTGTTGTTGCTGTTCCCTTAGGAATTGCAGGATTATCTGTAACAGCAGGATATCCAAAGACGCCCCCTTCATCTCCTCCATTCTCTTTTAAATCAAATGTATGTATATGAGGGTTTGGACTTACTACAGCTGTATTAAAATGTATATGTGAAGGTATCTGGGGAATAGAAAGCACTATCTCCTTATCACCATAAGGAAGCCATGATGTATAAGAAAGACCTGTAACAATTGAATTAAGAGATGTACTGCCCATACCTGTATCACCCACAGGACTAAATCCTCTCTTATCCGGAGTACCATTCTGTCCATTACATAAATATACTTTCTCCCAATATCCTTGGCCAGCACCTGTCAAACTAAATGAATCAGAGACTGTAGGATAACCTGATAAACTTCCATAATATTCAACCACTGTATAAGGAACCATCTTTGAATATGCCTTATTAGCAAGAGAATTATTTGCCAGATAAGCAGCAATATAATCGTTTATCTCAGCTTTGCTTACATAATTATTGAACTCTGCAAATAAGGTATCAATGCTTCCTAATAGTGAACAAACTGTAGAAATGGTAGCCTGAAAAATATTTCTGATACCTGTTTCACCATCAACATACCCACAGTCTACAGTGTAAGGAGTATTAAGATAGGTTATATATCCATTTATTCCTATAACAGAATCATTAAGAATACAACTGATTTGAATAAGAGCTGAAAGAAAATCTGCAAGATTAAATGTATCCCCCGGAGGGAGATATTGCATGACAATATTGCATATAACACTAGGATTAACTGCAGGCAGAATATCCACACCATTTAATATACCTGGCAAACTGTCAGTAATTATCTTCTCTATCTCAAATAAACTGTAAGTTTCTCCTTCTTCAATACCCAATGAAGGAACTGAACTTCCTGTATATTTAACACATCTATCTGAGGTTGTTTCTACACAACCATTGAAACAATCATTACACTTGCTCATTTATTTATATTTTAGAAGGTTGACTTTATTGGCAATTTTATTCACTGAGAAATTTTTAGCATAATCAGGGTTAACATATTTATATTGAAGAATTCTTTTATAATTTAGCAAATCAGTAAAGACAGCTGCTGGAACAGGTTGATTCAATATAAATATTAAATTATTGTATAAACTACCACTTAGCTTTGCTAATTTGCAATCTATTTCCTTCAGCAACATTGGAATGTCAGAACATTCAGAACAACTTCTGAGTCTTGGTGTCAGCATGTTAATAAGTTTTTACGTGAGGTGGAACGATAGGCTTTGGTTGAGGAGGAGGTGGCGGTGTATTTATTTTTGCTCTACATGCAGCACAAAGTCCATCTACCAATGAACATGAACACCCTACATTAGTTCCACAATTTTTACAAATTGCCATTTTTGGTTTATTGAAAGTTTATTACATAATTATTACCAGAACAACTACAATTATTACTTATGAAATCATCCAACATTTTATCTGCATGAATATACAATTTTGTTGATTTAACTGTTGCACAATTATTAGCAGATGCTATAGCTCCCTGTATGAAGAAATAAATAGTATTTAGATCTACTTTTGATTGATTTTTAATTGCTCTGTCACATTCCATCATATCTAATTTCATAAAAGCTTCATCAAATTTCTCCTGAAGTTTATCAACACGTATAATTGATTTCTCTACATAATTTTCATCTGCAGGATTTATTGTATATTTGAAACAATAAATTCCATCAGGAATAGGTTGTTCATCTCCGGCAACCGTAATTCCCAAATCTGTTGAATTGAATATATTTGTCTCCTGAACAGCAAAGGTTAAATAGACAGGATCAAAACCTGGCATATCTATCTCAAGTGTAGGAGTTATAACATTAGGAGGATCGTCCGGATAAGTAGAAATATCTACTACAGCCAATGTATTTACATCATACGTTGGAATGATCGCTATATCTAGTTTTAAATCTGGCATATCTTATTGTATTAATTTATTGTTAAAAGTAAAAGGGAGGACAGTATTTCCCCCATCCTCCCTTTTTATTTACCTTTCCCGGCATAGATGTATATTGATTAAGTTATTCCTCCTGCAGTAGTAGTAGTGGTAGTAAGTGCTGCTGTAGTAGTGGTAGTGGTGATGCATATATTATTATCAACCACTGTACCAAGAACTATTTCCAGAACACCTTGAATAGCTGTAGCTGCAGCCCCTCCACTTAAGGCAGCTATAATCACCATATTATCCTCAGGAATATAATCTCCCCATCTGTTTTTATCAAAATCATCAAACTTAATATAGAAAGTATCATAAATGCTACCATCTGTTACCCAGCTTTCAAGGTTTTGATTATACCCCATCATACGATAGAGATGTTTCAGATAACCAGCCTGATAACTGTAGAAGTTCTTCTCCAATTGTTTAATTTCATCTGAAGTACCTGTAGCATAGGAAGAAGTTTGTGTAATCGTAGCTTCAGCTACAATGTTGCAGGCGTCACTTACAATAAAGTCAGCCGTAGTTGCGGGTCCACTATATACAAATGTCCTAAACCACATCCTATCATATTGATGAGGGAAGGCAGCAACATCACATGGTTGTCCATATGTTGTAAGAGCTTTTCCTGATATGCGGAGAATAGCATTGACACCTGTTCCCACCCTTTCAAAAGTGAAGAACTTTGTGAGGAAAATGTTGTCAGGATTAATACCCGGAGCTTGTTCTTCCAGCTTTACAATGAAAGCATCAATTAAAGCATCAACATCAACATTTACACAAGGATCTCCATCACATTCACAACAAGGAGCCTGAACAGTAACACTGCGTGTAAGTCCATTGAAATAGAGAGTGTCAATATAACTTGAATGAGCACGAAGAGTGAGAGTAACAATATCTCCACACTTTACATTCCATCCATCTACATCAGTGATTTGATTTGCAGGAGTGGGACAACCTGTTACTTTATACCACTCAGTTACATTTGACTTACAGGGATAAGATGCAATACATCCTTTTATTTTATCAGAGCGTTTACTACCCTGAAGATAGTTGTTTGTCCTACCTTGGGCAATGTAGAAATACGGAGCAGCAGCAATGTTTCCAACATTAGCTTCCGAATAATCATTTAGATAAATACCAACCTGACCAGGGGTTAAATCTTGTGTAGATTTGCCAGAACTGGGCAGAGTAGTCTGCGCCACTGGCACTACAAACAAGGTGGTCAATGAAAAATCAGCCATTTTGCTTTTGTTTTAAATTATTAATAATTGAATTTGTTGTTATCTTAATCAGGCAACTTTACTTTGTCTTGATTATTATTCTGCCATTCTTCAAATTCATCCATCCGATTTTTAACATCGTCTGTATGTTGGCTTGTACAATTATTGCTTGCACATAACATTAAATACTCATCCAATGTTTCCATTGCAAGTTTGTCTTTTGCCGTAAGAATGAAAATCGGTGTGCCATTTTCTTCAGCATCCTTAATGATCTTTGCAGTTTTTGAACTTAATCCCATTTTGTTTTTCTCCTGTTTTAATTTATAAATTTATTTAATT